GTAAAGATGAGTTCCACCGCGCCTCAATTACCGGCTTCTTGAAGAAATATTGTGTTCCTCTCGCAAAGAAGCGTTTGGTGTAGTAGGAGGTCAAAGCGGACTCTTCGGAAGAAGTCAGGCGAATGCCGATGCCGTAGTTGTTCTTTGAGTCATCGATCCACTCTTCAACAAGAGTTGTAACATCTATCTCCAAGTCCTCAAGACCTGTCGAGAATGACTGCGAGTAAGCAGGTAAAGCGTGATAATCGCCACCAGCGGAGTCCCAGGCAACACCAGAAGACGCAGAAATCCAGTTAGAGACACCGGAATCTTTATAGTTTTCGAGGTCTAAACCGTCCCCTTCTGTCCAAGATTTTGAGATAGCTTGTGCGACTAGGGTAAAGTTTCTCGGAACAGTCTTGGAGGTTTCTGCGTTGAATAAACGTAGGTAAAAGCTCACACTATCCTTGGCTGGGATTGTTCCTGCTGTTCTATCGGACTCGATAGAGGCGATGTCGAACTTTGTAAGAACGCGCGAGAGTTCAGCAGATGAAGTTGATTCGCGACCATAGATTGAATAGACCTCGCTTACATCAGCCTGACCCATGTTGGAGCCTGTGGCTCTAGTTCTCAAGTTCGACTCGTAAGCATTTACGATTGTGTTGTCGGCATCTGCCTTGTAACGTTTAATAGCCATTATCTTAGCTTACCTTTTATGTCTGTTTCTGGAAACTTCAGTTCTAGGATTGCGTTCTGCGGTGTTAGTAAGTAGTCACCATCAGGTGATAGGTTTTCCTGAACCGGGAACACTACGCTGGAGTAATCAGAAGAGCTTTTGTTTGTAATCTGAACCTTTACAACATCGAGGACGCCCTTTACTTTGTTTAGTTCCGAGAAGATCTCGGAGATTGAAAGCCTCTCGCCGATGAACATCGGGTCTCTGTATTTGTTTGCTAGTCTCTCGACACAACGATTGAGGACATCAAACTTGTTGGCGGAATTATCAGGCTTGATCACAAAGTTGATTCCAAAGTTGATAATGAATGGATCCAAGATGTCTATCGTATCATTGATCATTCTGTAGTTATTGAGCCAAACCTTGAGATTCTTCTTGATTGTGCTATTGGTTGTTGTTAGCTTGCCGAGAGTGTTCTCCGAGATCACGTAAACATTCAAGTTTCTCTTTTGGGAATCTGGGTCCTTCTGGACAGAACAGCGCTTGATTGAGCCAAACTTACGAGGCATCCTGTAGGATAGGTTTTCGTAGTCTTTCTGGGTGACGGCACGATTCTGTGTTGGGAACGTGTCGTAAATTCTCTGCTTGACTTCTGCTGTTGTTGGGTTTGAGACATTACCTACAATTGGTTCCTCGTTAGAAACCTCAACCGAGTTGCGAACAAACGAAACCTCGCTGGCGGCGAGCGTTGAAAGATCCTCAAAGTCCATCAAGACACTTGAGACTTGATTTAGTCCGCCAGCAGCAATGTTTGAGTTTGTTGGATTTGTCTGTCTGAAAGCTATTGTAAGTGTTGTGTTGGCGGGGACAATCCCGAAGCTTCGGTTATTCGTTAATCTGCTTGGGTCAAAAGCCGTGTCTGTAACATAGCTCTTGCCGAAGATGTTCATAGCCACGTTCTGTGGTTCAGCAACCACGTCGGACGCACCATCTTCGCCAGAACCAAATTGAAGATAAACACCTTCAGGCTCGTGGACTACTTGGAATTTCCTGCTTACCAATAGCGGTTTAAGAATGGAAGGCACGTTGTCTGCCTTATAATTCTTGTTGGTTAGTTCTTTGTAGACGATGTCTTGGGCTAGATAATCAACCTCAAAGTATTCGTTTCCATCCGTGTCTGTAACACTGACGATCTCTGAGATGTTTGCGTTTGATAATTTAATTCTCTTGAATCTCTCAAAGCCTCCAACAACTGCTTGCTCAACACCAAAGAAACCAGAGACAACATCACCATAAGATTTGATGGCGTAATAACTTGGCGCACCAGTTGTCGTGTCTGTTCTCGCAACAACGACTGGGTTCTTGGGATCCGCAAAGTCAAGGTTTTCGGTGAGAACAAAGCTCAAGCCATTCTGCGAAGTGAATCTTGTGCCTCTCTTTAGGGTGGGAATGTAAGAGGTCTGCGGTCCTAGACCTGTGGGGGATGCTGGAACTAACACATAAAGAGCGACCTTTCCGTAAGTGGATGGTCTGCCGGTGTTCTTGTAGCCAAGAATGCGACCTTGGCGAACTACGTTTCCATACTGATAAGCAGTGTCTAGGAAGGTCTCATTGACGTTGTAGTCAAGATAGAAAGAAAGTTGGTCTCCAACATAAGCGACGGCGTCGAGCATCATCGCCCCGAAAGATCCTTCACTAAAATCCTGAAAAGTGTCTGGATAGAAACGCTCTGCTATTTGTGTGAGATCGTCCCTGATTGATTCGTAATCACGATTGGTGTAGTTGATCGCTACTTTCTTTTTGTTTGTCATAAATTGTCCTCACACTAAATAGTGATTTCTAGCAAATCGCTTGTGGCGATTTGTGGGATGGAATACTCCAAGTAAAGCCCCAATGTGTTAGTGTCTGGATCGGAGCCGGCGAATTGAAGTTTTCTAATCTGGACGGCGGGCATGTATTGGGCTACTTGTTCTCTTATCTTGTTGTCTATTCTCTCGTAGACATCAGACTGAAAGTTCTCAAATAGGAATTGTCTTATGCCTACGCCATACTCAGGCTCCATTACTCTTTCGCCAGGATTGGTCAAGATGAGCATCTTCATGTTCTGCTTTACAAGAGCCTTGATTCTCTTGATCATTGTGTAACCATCGCCCGTATCTTGCGTGAGCGGTAAACTAACTGCGTATGAAGCCACCTATTTCCCTCCAGATTCCATTACTATTTAGTTATTCGTCTTTATTTTCACACAATTGCTCATCGGCATTGAAAGGATTGCTTCTCAAATAACGTCGTTTCCACCAAGGTAGGATTCTCTTGCCGGGTGAGAGTCTAAACTTCTCTCTCAAGGTCTTCAGGTTCGTAGCAACAATTCCATTGTCTTCTTCTTCGGTAGAACCGAAATCACGGGAGTTGTAGTATTCCTTGAACATCTTCTTGAGTTGTGAGTTAGTTCTTCTCATTGTTGTCTGATCCCATTCATCCCAGGTCAGGACAAACGGAGTGAAGGCACGCCGTTCACTCTTGGGATACCAGCCCTTAAGAGAGGAGGAGGGGTCATAGTCAAGAGATGTGCCCTCATCATTTGGCACTGCCCGTCTACCCGGCTTATCGGCTGCGTTGCTATTCTTTCTTGCTCCGTCTACAACATTCTCACCAATAGACGGCAAGAAGGTTAGATCATTATAGATAGCAATTGTTGATAAGAGTTTGGCTGGAGGCAGGCAATAGCGCATAAACAATTTGAACTTATCATCATCTAACAGGTTATTGATTAGGCAAAGCATTTCCTTACTACTCGGCTCCAGCGGCTGTAATTTAGATAGAGGGAGATCAAGAACATCTACTTCTACTTTTGTAACTGTTCTCATTGTGCCGCCGACATTTGCGTAGAACTCAAGACCATAGCGAAGCCCAAGTTCACCTTGGAGTCCTACGACCGGGCGTCCTGCTGCTTCTCCAGACAGGGCAATAGCATCGTCATCTCTGGTTTTTTGCCCAGCGTAAACAAGTGATAGGGTGCCGGGATAAACATCAGAAACATTTCCCTCTTGTGATGTTATTGCTGATGGAATGTTAAAGGGATCCACATCGTCGCTAGGGTCTTGAGATGTCTTTAGGTAAGCCCGAATTCCAAATGGCTGTGTGCCTGTGGGTCTTGCTGTTTCAACTGCGCCTATTCCTTCGCTTCCTGCTTTTACAATTACGTTGTTTGCAAACAAGGTCAAATCCACAGACTCATCGGAGTGTTCTTCACCAGTCATAAAGGTCTGGTTATCACCTTCGCCCATTGTGTGATAGTAACCAATGTAGGGCGTGCCGTCTTCGAGCGCCATCTCATCGCCATTGGTGTAGTTTCTCTGTAGCACTTCGCTTGAATCAGCGACACCCTCCTTTAGTTGTCCAAGTAGGTTTAGTTGGCTTCCAGCGGTTAAACCGCTAGCGCCGTGTAGAATGTAGTAGTAGATGTTAGTAGCGTAAGAATCATCAATAAAATCATTTCTTTTCATTGAGATCTCGAAAGATTCAGCAACCTGGGATAGTTCTTTTTTGACGAACTCTTTGAGGACCATCTTAGCTATGTCTTCTGTTTCTTTTACGACACCTAGGGCGTCTTCATTCCGGTAGTTTTTGAGTGTCTTGAAGATTGTTACTTCGTCGTTTTTCTTTGCTTCTTTCAGATCTTTGCGATCTGGATAGTTGTAGCGCTCCTGAATGTTATTGAGTCTAATCAAAGCCTGGATAACATCCTCGGGAGGGTCGATAATCTCACCCTCATCTAATAGTCTTCCGTAGGTCTGAACCGACTGTTCCAAGAAGGCATACCAGAACTCTTCATCCTTGAACGGATTAAACAACTCGAAGAACTCATTTTGTTGGG